AGGCCATTTCGGGACGGTCATGCATGCGTTTCATTCCACTGTCCGCTGGGCGTGAGGGTGTTGATGTGCTGGACCACTTCGCCCAGCTGAGCCGGGCTGTAGCGTTGCGGCATGGGGAAGCCGAGCGCGGCGGCGCAGAACTCGCTGCAGAACCAGCGATGCCGGCTGTGCAGGCCGACCGGCAGGAGCTGGCTTCCGAACAGGCCAAAGTAGTCATAACCCTGCCCGGCGTTGGCGCGGAACACGCGGCCGATCTGGCGATAGTCCCCCCAGCGCAGCGGGATCAAGTCCCAATGTTCGAGGTTCAGCTCGATGTGCTTGGCGCGCACGCCGCCGTCCATGGCCGAGGCCGAAAGCCAGCGGCCATCGGGCAGGACCAGCTCGCAATGGCTGTACTTGGAGCGCGTCCAGAGGCGGACCAGGCGGTTGAACAGCGTGCCGCGGCCCTTGTAGAGGGCGAGGTAGATCAGTCCCATAGGTTCACCACTTGGCGTTGTTCGGCTTGCGGGGCGGCATCCGGCAGGGTGACGGCGGTGCCGTGGGGGATTACGGGGCCGAGATCGGCGAGACCGGGGTTGGCGTCGAGGACGGCCTCGGTGACTCCAGCGGTGCGGCCGTAGTACCGCCAGCAGATGGCGTCGACGGTGTCGCCCTGGTTGGCGATCACGGTGGTCATCAGCTGCGCTCCTGGTGCTTGAGCTGGTCGGGATAAACGAACGGGCCGTCGTCCGATACGAGCGCGCCCGGGGAGCGGCCGGTTTCTACTTCGCGGCATACGGCATAGCCGAGCGGATGCATGATTTCCCGGTTGATGCGTTCCAGAAGCCCCAAGCGGGATATCTCGTTCCAGTCGATGACCTTTGGGTTGTTCATCAGAGCAGCTCCACCGTGGTGTGGCTGATGCCGAGGATGCTGCGCAGGGCGTGACGCGCGTCGCGGCGCAGCTCGTCGATGTTGGTGCTGTCCTCGGTGGCCTTCTGCTCGCCGCTGTTGGTGGCGTCGAAGCTGCGGTAGCGCTCGACCAGTTCGGCGGTGGCGCGGCAGTAAATGGTGCGGCGGTAGAGGTGCAGCAGCTGGCTTTCGCCCTTGATCTGCGGTGCCGGCACGTCGGACAGGGTGAGGTGGCCCTCTTCAGTACGGGCGCGGCGGTATAGGTCGAGTTCGCGGTTGGCCTCGATCATGGCGTTGATCGCGGCCACCTCGATGCGCTCGGGGGTGACGCTGGCGTCCAGGCGCATGGCGGTGCGCAGGTCGAGGCAATCGATCACCGGCCAGAAGGCATTGTTCTCGATCTTGTGCTCTGCGGTGGTGGCGCCGGTGGCGATAAATCCGCTCATGCCTATCGCTCGAATGGGTCGGCGGTGGTCGGGGCTTCACGACTAGGCCAAGGAGAAAACCTGTCGATCAGCCCCGAGCCGCCGGGTGCGTGGGGACGCTCAGTTAGCGGAGGGCTCGCCGGTGCCGGTGCTGGCATCCGGAGCGCCCTGGTCGGCTTCGGCGCCCTTGGCCTGGTCGGGCTGGGGCTGATCGTCTGCCGGGGGCTCGCCGGTACCGGTATCGGTAGGCGCGCTTTCCGCGTGTTTCTTGAGGAGGCGCTCGGCGCGCTCCAGATCCTTCTTGCCACCGCAGCTGTTGTGCAGCTCGATGGCGCGTTTGAGCAGGTCGATGCCGAATTGCAGCCAGGCCCGTTCGTCCTGGGTGAGCGCTTCGGCGTCGTAGTTGAGCTGGGCCAACTGGGCGCGTCCTTGGGCGAGAACCAGCTTCGCGCGGGCCTCGTCTGGCATGTCCTGGTCGGCGGTGAGCTCGGCGGTGCGGTTGAGGGTCTCCAGCGGGAAGGTTTTGCCGGCCTTCTGGGCGTTGAGCGCCGCAGTGGCGACTTCCTCGGCTACCAGGCAGCCGGTGGTGCGGTTGAAGCGATCCGGCATCACCAGCTGGTGGCGCAGCACGTACTCGGCGATCTGCAGGCCGCCGTCGAAGTCGCTGGCGTCGAAACGCCAGACCATGACGGTGACCATCACGTCGTCCTGGGCGCCTTGGCCTGCCGCGAGTACGCCCTCGATGTAGGGGACGTAATCCGGCAGCAGCTCGGCCTTGAGCTTCGCCTTGCCTTCCGTGGACTGCACCTGCTTGAGGCGGAACTGGTCTTGCTGCAGCTTGGCCAGCATCACCTCGTAGCCGGTAGCGCCATCCATTAGCGCGGCGGGGGCGGCGGCTGCCGCCTCCTGGGCTGCGCGCTTGCGCAGCTGGTTACGTTGGGCAAGGGTCAGGCTCATGGCTTAAACCTTCTCTACGTTTTCAACCAGGGCGACCAGGCCGAGGTCTTCCACGACGTAGGCGTCGTTGGAGGACTGGTAGTCGGCGATGCGGTCGTACTCCGGCTCGTCCTTGAGGTGGCGGCGGCGGGCGCCTTCCTGCCAGTAGATCGACAGGTTGCTCAGGGTGGTGACCAGCACGGTGCCATCCGGGAAGTAGGGGGCGTCGACGATCGGCAGGCCGCCCAGCCGGGCGCGGGTGACGATCTCCTGTGCGGCGTTCTCTTCCTGGTTGGAGGTGGCGCCTTTCTCGACCGCGGCCAGCAACTTCTCGTGCATCAGGCTGCGCGAGACGATGACGATCAGGTCAGGGTGGCTGCGGTGCCACGGGTCCAGCATCTGGACGGCATCGAAGACCAGACCATCGAGGGTCTTGTAGTCGCCGGCGGCGCCGACGGTGACCTTGCCAGCGGTGGCGCCTTCGTCGAGCACGCGATCCGGAGCCTTGGTGCGAATCTTCTGCAGCCAGCCGATGTTGACGTCCTGGCGCAGCGGGTAGGTCGCCGCGTTGGTGGCCGCGGCAGCGGAGACGCCGTTCCAGCCGATCATCAGGCGATCAAGGGCCTGCCGCTGGGCGATGGCCGCAGTGAGGCGGGTCTGGAAGTCCGAAAACTTGGCCCAGGCATCGAGCAGCACGTAACGGAAGGCGCTGTCGAAGTTGGTCTGCTTGCAGGTGTAGTCGTCCTTGGACAGAGCCTGATGCTCGCCAGGGTTACGGCGGTTGCCGCCTGCGGTGTCGGTACGGCTGGCGATCGGGCCGTTGACGCCCAGCAGTAAGGCCTCGCCCGACTGCTCCATGACGCCGATGACGTTGATGCGGCCGAGCAGCGCGGTGGATTCCTGGATGGCAGTCTCAAGGTTCTGCTGCACGCTGGGCTCGACGTTGAACTTGACGGCGGCACTGTCGACTCCGTTCAGCTTGGCTACCTGTGCCAGGTAGCCGTTGTAGGCGATTCGGGTTTCGTTACGCATGGTGTGCTCCGAGTGGGCGCTGGTGATGGGTCAGAACTTGGCCAAGGCTTTGCCGGCGCCGCCGGTGGCGGGCGGGCGCTGCTGTTGGCTGTGGTCCTCGGTATCGCTGAGGCGGGTGACCAGATCGGCCAGCTCGGTTTCGAGCTTGTCGACCTTGGCGCTCAGCTCCTGGCGAGCCGTCTGTTCTGCGGTGAAGGCTTCGCTCTGCTCCTGAGCGTGCGAGGCGAGGGCCTCAACCGCTTCGGTCAGCTCGGAGAACTGGGCGTCGTCCTTGACGGCTTTGTCCTTGCTCTTGCCTAGGGCTTCCATCACACGGGAGAACAGGCCGGCGACCTTGCTCTCGCTGTCGGTGACTTCCTCGAATTCGAGCTCGGCCGGCTCAGCGGCAGTGAAGAGGTTGTCCTTGTCCTGCTTACGGCTAGTAAGGGTGCCGTGCTGCGCGCTGAACTCCAGGGCCTCGGTGCCGAGGCTGGCCGGGCTGTCGGTGAGCGCGAGGCCAACCAGGTAGGCCTTGCCGGTGTCGGCGAACTTGGGCTGGATCTCCATCGAGGTGTAGATCTTCTGGCCCTTCTTGTTCAGGGCCAGCATGGCGTCGTTGGGCTCGAGCTGGGCAAACAGCGCGTACTTGGTCGCGCCGTTGATCTGGATCTCTTCACCCTTGAGTGCCACCACGTCGCCATAGGCGCCGAACTGCGAATCGGGGGACAGACCCTTGATGTGCTCGATGTTGATCCGGGCGCCGTATGTGTCGCGGTTGTAGCTGGCAGCCATTTCCTCCAGCCAGCTGCGCTCGATCTTGCGACCATCGGTGGTGGCGCCTTCCACGCCGATGCGGATGAACTTGGAGCGGTACTTCTTGCTGTTGCCGGCCATGCGGGCTGTCCTCAACTGGTGGCTGCTGGGCAGGTAGTGAGGGCATGGTCGGCACCCGGCGGGAGCGCGGCAACGCGGTTGGCGTGTAGGACAGAGCGCTACAGGACGCGCCGGTAGGGGCTCGCGCGCGCGAGCGGCAGCATCGGCGCCATGAACGCTATCGTCGAACTCCCTACCGATCACCGCCGCCACGCCAAGCACCTGTATTGGCAGGGCTACCGCGTCTGCGAGATCGCCGAGCTGCTCGGCGAGAAGGAGAAGACGCTGCACAGCTGGAAGGCCCGGGACGAGTGGGACCGGGCTACGCCGTTGGAGCGCATCCAGGCGGCCACCGAGGCCCGCCTGGTGCAGCTGATCCTCAAGGAACCGAAGAGCGGCTCGGATTACAAGGAGATCGATCTGCTCCACCGGCAAATGGAGCGGCAGGCCCGAATCCAGCGCTACCAGGACGGCGGTACCGAAACCGACCTCAACCCGGAGCTGGCCAAGCGCAACGCCGGGGAGAAGCGTAAACCCAAGCGCAACGACATCACAGAGGAGATGGTCGAGAAGCTCGTCGAGGCGTTTCTCGACGGGTGCTTCGACTACCAGAAAGACTGGTTCCGAGCAGGTAACCAGCGCACTCGGGCCATTCTCAAGAGCCGGCAGATCGGCGCGACGTTCTACTTCGCCCGCGAGGCGTTGATCGATGCGCTGACCACCGGGCGCAACCAGATCTTCCTGTCGGCCAGCAAGGCGCAGGCGCATATCTTCAAGGCGTATATCCAGGCCTTCGCCCGCGACACGGTCGGGGTTGAACTCACCGGCGACCCGATCATCCTGCCGAACGGCGCCGAGATGCACTTCCTGGGTACCAACGCGCGCACCGCCCAGGGCTACCACGGCAATTTCTACTTCGACGAATTCTTCTGGACGTTCAAGTTCAACGAGCTGAACAAGGTGGCCAGCGGCATGGCCATGCAGAAGCAGTACCGGCGCACCTATTTCTCGACGCCCAGCTCGATGGCGCACGAGGCCTATTCGTTCTGGACGGGCGAGCGCTTCAACAAGGGCAAGCCGGCGGCCAAGCACCTCAAGCTGGATGTGAGCCACGACGTGCTGCAGCAGGGGCGGCTGTGCGAGGACCGGATCTGGCGGCAGATCGTCACCATCCTGGACGCCGAGGAGCGTGGCTGCGACCTGTTCGATATCGACGAGCTGCGCCTGGAGTACGACGCGGCGGCCTTCCAGAACCTGCTGATGTGCCAGTTCGTCGACGACGGGGCGAGCATCTTCCCGCTCAATCTGCTGCAGCCGTGCATGGTGGACAGCTGGTCGGTGTGGACGGACTACCAGCCGATGGCCATGCGGCCGTTTGCCGATCGGCAGGTATGGGTGGGCTATGACCCGGCCGAGTCTGGCGATTCCGCCGGCCTGATCGTGGCGGCGCCGCCGCTGGTACCGGGCGGCAAGTTCCGCGTCCTTGAGCGCCATCAGTTCCGCGGGATGGACTTCAACGCCCAGGCCGAGACGATCCGCCAGGTGACGCGCCGCTACTGGGTGACCTACATCGGCATCGACACCACCGGTCTGGGCAGCGCGGTGGCGCAGCTGGTGCGCCAGTTCTTCCCGGGCTTGAAGACCTTCTCCTACAGCCCGGAGGTGAAGACGCGCCTGGTGATGAAGGCTTGGGACGTGATCAGCAAGGGCCGGCTGGAGTTCGACGCCGGCTGGACTGACCTGGCGTCGTCGCTGATGGCCATTCGCAAGACGGTCACGCCCGGCGGGCGCCAGTTCACCTATACCGCCGGGCGCAATGAACACACGGGCCACGCCGACCTGGCTTGGGCGCTTTTCCACGCATTGCACAACGAGCCGCTGGAGGGCCAGACCGTGGCCAACACCGGCATCTTGGAGATTTATTGATGAGCAAACGTCGCAACCGTAACCAGCAGGTGGCCACCACTGACCAGGTGCGCGAGGGCGAGGTGCTGGCCAATGGTGAGGGCGGTCAGTCGATGGCCTTCACCTTTGGCGATCCGATGCCAGTGCTCGATGGCCGCGAGATCCTGGACTACCTGGAATGCTGGGCCAATGGCCGCTGGTACGAGCCGCCGGTCTCGCTGGACGGGCTGGCGAAGTCGTCGAAGGCGAGCGTCTATCTACAGTCGGGCCTGATCTTCAAGCGCAACGCGCTGGCCCGCACCTTCATCCCGCACCGGCTGCTCAGCCGGGCGGCCTTCGAGCAGATCGCCATGGACTGGGGCTGGTCGGGCAACCTGTACCTGGAGAAGCGCGACAACATGCTTCGCCAGGCGATCGGCCTGCAGCCCTGCCTGGCGAAGTACATGCGGCGCGGTACCGACCTTGCGACCTACTACCAGGTGCGCGGCTGGAAGGACGAGCACGAGTTCAAGACCGGCAGCATCTGCCATTTGCGGGTGGCGGATATCAACCAGGAGATTTACGGGCTGCCGGAGTGGCTGCCGGCGCTGCAGAGCGCGCTGCTCAACGAGAGCGCCACGCTGTTCCGGCGCAAGTACTACCAGAACGGCAGCCATGCCGGCTTCATCCTGTACATGACCGACGCGGCGCAGAACGAGGACTTCGTCACCGACCTACGTAACGCGATGAAGAACAGCAAGGGCCCTGGCAACTTCCGCAACCTGTTCATGTACGCGCCGAACGGCAAGAAAGACGGGTTGCAGCTGATCCCGATCAGTGAGGTGGCGGCGAAGGACGACTTCGGTGCGATCAAGAACATCAGCCGCGACGACCAGCTGGCGATGCTGCGCATCCCGCCCCAGCTCATGGGCGTGGTACCGCAGAACGCGGGGGGCTTCGGATCGATCCGGGAGGCGTCCCAGGTGTGGGCCGTCAACGAACTGGAGCCGGAGCAGGCCCGGCTGCGGCAGATCAACGATTGGCTGGGAGAAGAGGTGGTGCGCTTCCAGCCGTATGACGTTCCGGCGTTATGAGAGCGGGTTGGCTTATCACCAACCTGCAGGTCGACTGATGATCTTCCCATCCCCTACAGGAATGGTCGGGGGGAACTGCGCGGGGCCGAGGTAAGGGCTGATATTCCGCACATGGGTAGCCAGCGCTATTAGGCTGCTCGCAGGCTTGCTAACCGGCGTCATAAGCGTCAGCGGAAGCTTAGCGTCTTCTTTGACTATCCGAAGGGGCTCGCAGAGGTCGGTGTCATTTGTGATGACAGCCGCATGTTCAAATCTGCCGAGTAGCGCATCCCTTACTAAATGGACGCCGAGATTTACGTCTGACCCTTTCTCTTCGCTTTTGACCACCGTGGCGAAGCGTGGGAGCGGATGCAAGGGCGTTCCGTTTCTTGGTCGCAGCCTGGGAGGTTGCGCGAGGAACATTTCCTTGTCCTTGGTCTGAAAGCTGCCGTAATGGACTTGGACCATTGGCAACGTCGACAGCGCCTTCAGATAGGTTTGCTGATCACGAGGCGAGGTCGGATCGATTCGGCCCGAGATCCGCGCTGTGTAGAAATTGATACCGACGACAGCGCAATGCTTTGGAAGCACCGCCTCGCACAAAGCGTGCAGATCAAGCCACTTGAACGTAGTGCCCTTAAGAGCCCGGTAGTACAGGTTGAAGCCATCTATGTAAACAATGGTTTTCATGCGTTCCCTGCTACATCCAAAATGCAAAAAGCCCCGAAACTTTTACATTCCGGGGCTTCTGGGCCCACGGCACGCCGTGGGTGAGTTGTGGGGCGAACTATAGGTACGCCTATACCCTTTGTCAATACACATCGCCTTTCGGTTCACCTTTCGCGGTTCCGCGCCACGAATGTCCGCTTTCCTCAATCGCACGTAGACCTCTTATCTCCCCGCCTTGGGCTTCCTGCTCAACAGCATCAGGCGTTGCGTTCCTGCCGGCGTGTTCCCCTGTCCTCTGGGGCAAACACACCTCAAAGAGCACCCGGCGCGCGCGCTCGTCCCCCCGCCACGCCCCCGGGCTAAGTGTGTCGTTTTTTCTGCGCGCCTGCGGACAGCTCTACGCGGCCCAGGCGTGGGCTGGTGGCTGGGTATGAGGTAGAGCAAAACCCTGCGTTTCCCTGCAGGAAGAGCGGTTCTGGACGCTCCGGAGCTGTGTCCGGGGTATTGGCTTATGGGGGGCGATTTTCAGAAAGAGTAATTTTTGCAATCTCGCTGCAGACTGACCCTAGAGGCCGCGTCGTTCGGGGGTTCTGCGATTACAAAGGGAGGTAACTTAGAGGTAATCAAAAAGGTAATTTTTTCTAAGGCGCTGATTTTTAAGGCTTTTTTAGAGGATCGATATCACCCTATAAAAGAGTAACCAGATTACCTTTATGTTACTTGCAAGTTACCTTTCCCCATCGCCGGAAAAGCCTTGCAGATCAGGGCTTTGCGCCCGTTTCTCGGTCGATGTTACGGAAATTACTCTTTCTGCAGACCCCCCACTACCTGAGAAAACAGCCTCACGTGTGGGGCGCGTGCGCATGTACGCGACGGTTCTGCTTGTTACGTGGCTTGTTACGCTAGCCTGCGTTGGCGCCAGCCTTTATAGGGCTGGAAGCCTTGGTATTCGTGGTGCCGGCACCAGGAGTCGAACCCGGGACCTACTGATTACAAGTCAGTTGCTCTACCAGCTGAGCTATACCGGCA